ATTATCAAGGAAGAAAAGTAAAACTTGGTAAGATTATGCAAGGTGATACTAAAAAGTTCAAAGTATATGTTAAAAATCCAAAAGGGAACGTAGTTAAAGTTAACTTTGGTCAAGGTGGTGGTGCTAAAGGTGGAACTATGAGAATTAGGAAATCAAATCCTGGCGCTCGTAAATCATTCAGAGCACGACACAATTGTGATAATCCAGGACCAAGACATAAAGCAAGATATTGGTCTTGCAGAAAGTGGTAACACTATAAAAGGAGAGAGAAGTGGCATTTAAAGATATTTTCAAAGATGAAAATGAATTTAACGAAAAAACAATAATAGGTTTTATGTCATTTGCTGTTATGACTATGTATAGTATGACAGATTTAGTAACTGGATATTTCGGTATGGAATTACCCATAAACGATTTTGTGTATAATAGTTTTCTATATATTACATTAGGTTGTTTCGGAATAGCTGGTGTAGAAAAAGTTATGGGAGGTAAAGATGCCAAATAGAGGCGCAAAAGATAGAAAACGTAAAAGAGCAGCATTAAATAAAAAATGGGCTTCAGAGGGTAGAACTGCAGCTCAACATAAAAAATGGTTAGCTAAACAAGCAGAAAAAGGACCACAGTTTCCAATATATGGTAGAAGATGATACAAGTAAAATTTACATCAAGTGGTCAAGAAATTACAAAAATATGTAACATTTGTAGATGTCACATAGAAGATTTAACAGTAGAAGATATAATGGTAAAAAAACCTTCTGATTTAACTATAAAAAATAAAGATGGTAATGAAATAACAAGAACAGAATTACCAAATGATTTAAAAGTATGTCAATGTGAGAATTGTTAATGATTAAATTAAAACACATATTAGAAAGTAAAGATTCAAAGAATGCAGCTGGCATAGCTTATTTCTTTGATAATACTTTGTTATGCTGTTTAAGTTCAGAAGGTCGTTGGGGTATACCTAAAGGTCATATGCACATTGATGAAACACCTGAAGAAGGAGCCTATAGAGAATTTTCTGAAGAAACTCAAATTATACTTAATAAACCAATTGAATTTTCACATACAGCTAAAAAGAAAAATGGTGGTGACTTTCACGTCTTTATGTGTAAAGGTGATAAACAATTTATACCACGTATAAATCACGAACATATGGATTGGGGTTATTTTCCAATTCGTGATTTACCAAAACCATTTGATGAAAGAGTTGTACAGGTTATTGAGAATATATCTGAAGCTTCATCTACTGGTGATATAAAAGGTTTAAAAGGGGCGACAGGTTTTATTAAACCAGAAGAGTGGGAAGCTAAAAAGAAATCATTAAAAAAATCTATAGAAAATAGTACAGGTTACTTATTGTTAGAAAGAGCTGATTTTCAATATGTAGCTTCTGAATTAGTTAAACAATATGGTTTAAAATCTAAAATCAAATTTGGTGCAACTGGTACTAAAGCTGACTATGATTGGAAAAAAGATATAATTAGATTAAGAAGTAGTTACTCATCAGTAAAAGAATTTATTATAACAGTACTACACGAAATCAAACATGCTATTGATGCAAAAAGAATGGGTAAGAAACGTTACGAAAAGGCATATGTTATGGCTGGTGAACTAGCTATACAAAAAGGTGGTGATTTTCACGATGATAATCAATTTGAAGAAATTGCTGAAGCTTGGGCTCAAAAAGAATATCGTAAGTGGAAAAATAAATTTTGATTTGAAGTTTTACTTTAATAATTATTATAGTATCTATTATAAATAAAAAGAAGAAAAGAATATATAGATGAAACCTCGTTCCGCAAAGAATAAAGGTAAACGGTTACAGAATGACGTTAGAGATTTAATCCTTGAAAAATTCAATACTTTAGAAGAAGATGATGTTCGTTCTATTACTATGGGTGATAGTGGCGAAGATATTCTTTTATCACCAGCTGCTAGAAAGTTATTTCCTTTCTCAGTAGAATGTAAAAATCAAGAAAAATTAAATATATGGTCATCATTAGAACAGGCTGAAAATAATAGCGGTGTTCACACTCCTTTGTTGATATTTAAAAGAAACAGAACAAAGACTTACGCAGTCTTAGAGTTTGATAAATTATTAGAATTATTAAATGAAACAAAATAAAATTGTAAATCTAATTAATAGAGTTCTAAAATCTAATGGGACTAAATTAAAAAAAGAGAATGAGTATATGTATTGGAGTCCATTCGTATCTCATCATAAACAAAAGTTACAAATCAATATAAGAAATCAAAATTGGCATTGTTGGGTTTCAAATACAGGCGGTCGTACATTATTTCAACTGTTTAAAAAAGTAAATGCCTCTAATCAACACTTTGAAGAATTATCTGAATTAGTTGAAGATTTTACTTACTTTAATAAAAATAAAAAAACTAAAGATAAAGAAATAGTATCATTACCAAAAGAGTTTAAACCACTTTGGAATGGTAGTGATAGTATTGTAAAACGACATGCATTAAGTTATTTATATAAAAGAGGTATTACAGATAGTGATATATTAAAATATAATATTGGTTATTGTGATTCAGGTTTATACTCTAATCGAATTATTATACCATCATATGATTCAGATGGTACATTAAATTTTTTCGTAGGTAGAGATTTTTATAATAGTAAAATGAAATATCGTAATTCACCTACATCTAAAGATATTATTGGATTTGACTTATTTATTAATTGGGATGAACCAATTATATTATGTGAAGGTGTATTTGATGCTATGGCATTCAAAAGAAATGCAATCCCTTTATTTGGTAAAACTGTAATGAAAACTTTACAGAAAAAAATAATTGAATCAAGAGTAAAAAATATATACTTAGCTTTAGACAACGATGCAATCGTTGATGCTACAAAGATTTCAGAGTATTTCATCAATAATGGTATAAAAGTTAAAATGATGAAATTTGAAGAAAAAGACCCAAGTGAGACTGGTTTTAAAAGTTTGTTATATTTAATAAGTAAGACAAAACAAACTAAGTTCTCAGATTTAATGAGGTTAAAACTAAATGGCAAAACAAAAAAACATATGGAAATACTATGATGATTGGAAAGTTCATCTTACTGATTCCGAACTTATGGAAAGTGTATGCCAAAAATTTAATCTTATGAACCAAGTTGAAAAATGCACTACATACTATAATGGAAATCTAAACGAACCAATAGCTTGGGATATTATAGTACCAGATGTATTTATCGATGACGTAAAAAAACACATTAAGGATTTTGTTTGATTGAACCGAATATCGTAAAAGTTCCATTTCGTAAATTAAAACACATACACCACATTTCAGACATTCAAATTCGTAACCTTAAAAGACATAAGGAGTACGAAGAGGTTTTTGAAAGAACTTACGAGGAAGTACGAAAGAATAAAGATAATGCAGTAGCTTATATCGGTGGTGATATAGCTCACTCTAAAACAGATATGTCACCAGAATTGGTTGACCAGTTATCAAGGTTATTTAAAAACTTAGCGGATATAGTACCAACTATTATCATTGCAGGTAATCACGATTGTAATCTAAACAATCGTTCTCGACTCGATGTATTGACACCAATTGTTGATAACTTAAATCATTCTAACTTACATTATTTAAAAGATAGTGGTGTTTATAAATGTGCAGATACTACATTTGTAGTATGGGATTGTTGGACAGATGAAAAAGACTTTATTACGGCTGACCAAGTTGAAGGTGATACAAAAGTAGTTTTATTTCACGGTACAGTAGATAGATGTGAAACTGATTTAGGATTTAGATTACCATCCGATGTAAAGATTACAAAGTTTAAAGGTTACGATATGGGATTACTTGGTGATATCCATAAGCGTCAACACCTTAACAAAGAAGAAACCATATCATATTGTGGTTCGTTAGTACAACAAAATCACGGAGAGGGATTGTCTCACGGATATCTTTTATGGGATGTTCCAAAGAGAACATCAGAATACATTGAAGTAAAGAATGATTATGGTTATTATACATTAGATATAGATAATGGTATAGTTCCAGATGTAGATGATATGCCATCTAAAGCTAGACTTCGTGTTAGAGTAGCCAATACTTCAGCTACTGAGTTGAAAAAAGCTCTTGCAGTAATTCACGATAAGTATGGTGTTGAAGAAATGTCAGTTACACGAACTGATACGATTTATGGTAATGATAGAGTTAGAAATGGTAAGATAGCTGTAGGTGATATCAATAGCACTGATGTTCAATTTGATTTAATTAGAGACTACTTAAATAACAATCATATTGTAAGTGAAGAAGTTTTACTTAAAATTAAAAATATTAATGAATCACTAAATCAGATAATACCAGAAGAAGAAGTCTATAGAAATGTAAATTGGAAACTTAAAAAGTTTGAGTTCTCTAATATGTTTAGTTATGGTGAAAATAATAAAGTAGATTTTACTAAACTAAATGGTATAGTTGGAATGTTTGCTCCAAACGCAGCTGGTAAGTCTTCTCTTTTAGATGCTCTTTCCTTTTGTTTATTTGACACGTGTACACGAGCTTTTAAAGCAGAAAACGTTCTTAATAATAAGAAAGGTGATTTCTTTTGTAAGGTTAACTTTGAGATAGATGGACAAGATTATCATATAGAACGAGTAGCTAAAAAACAAAGAAAAGGTAATGTTAAAGTAGATGTAGACTTCTATACATTTGATGACGCTGGTGAAAAGGTTTCTATGAACGGAGACCAAAGAAGAACTACACAAAATAATATTAAAAAAGTTATTGGTTCATATGATGACTTCATTCTAACAGCTCTTTCTTCTCAAATTAAAAATTCTGTCTTTATTGAAAAAACTCAAAAAGAAAAGAAAACACTTCTTGCTCAATTTATGGGATTAGAAATATTTGACAAACTATGGGTATCTGCTACAGAGGAAATACGAGATGTATCTGCGGTTCTTAAAAACTTTAAAAAGAATGATTGGGAAAAAGACTTAGCAGACATTAAAGAACAGAAAACAGAATTTAAAAAGACACACAAAAAATTATTAAATGAAAAAGATGAGATTCAATCTAAAAAGAAATTAGTTGAAAGCCAAATTATTACATTAACTAAAAAACTAAAACCCACAGATAAATCAATTGGTGATATAAATAACTTAAAAGAAAATAAAGAAGTGTTGACTAAAACATTAAGCGGTATAGACAATCAATTAGGTGAGGTAACTTCAAAAACTGAAAAGGTTAATGTATTAGAAAAACAAATAAGATTAAAAATAAAATATCACGAAGAACAAAAAACAAATGAAAAATTTGTTGAAGGTGAGAAATTAAATACTGAACACGATAAGTTGAGTCAAGATTTATACAAATTAAAAATTGAAGTAAAAACTAAATTAGATAAGATAGATAAACTTGGTGATTTAGAATATGATGAAGATTGTGATTATTGTATGAAAAATCCATTTACTCTTGATGCTATAGAAACAAAAAAATTAGTTGAAGTGGATAAAGACAGAGTAAAAGAACATTTACAAAAAATGGACGACATATCGTATGAAATGAAAACACTACCTGAATTAAGAACTGCTAAATTAGATTTAGATGATAATATAAATAAACTACAACAAGTATCAACATTAATAAATGAAACTAATAGTAGTAAGGTTTTGTTGGAAGAAAAACGAAAAAATGTTTTACATCAACTAACTTCTATTGAGGAAAAAATAGTAAAGTATTACGAACAAGAAAATGATATAATGTTCAATCAACAAATAGAGAATGAAATTAAAAAGGTTGAATCTGAACTTGACGATGTAAACAATAGTCTTGATATGGTTACTGATAATGCTAATAATATGTTTGGTGAGATAAAAGTTGTAGATACTAAAAGACGAACTATATTAGATAATATTAAAAAGGTAGAAGAACTTGAAGACAAATATGAAGCTTATCAATATTATCTTGATGCTGTAAAACGTGATGGTGTACCATATGACTTAATTACAAAAGCCCTTCCAACCATTGAGGGTGAAGTAAATAATATTCTTTCACAACTTGTAGACTTCCAAATGTTATTTGAGATGGATGGTAAGAACATTAATAACTATATTGTATATGATGATGATAATGTCTGGCCACTTGAATTAAGTAGTGGTATGGAAAGATTTATATCAAGTCTTGCTATTAGAGTTGCATTAATTAATGTATCTAACTTACCACGTAGTAACTTCTTAGCTATTGATGAGGGTTGGGGAACGATGGATTCAGATAACTTAAACTCAGTATATAGTTTATTTCAATATCTTAAATCACAATTTCAATTCACATTGATTGTATCTCATATAGATTCTATGAGGGATGCGGTAGATACGTTATTAGAAATCAAAAAAGAAAAAGATTATAGTAACATTATGTTTGATTAGAGTATAATATTTTCTTTGTACATTTTTCTTTTATAAGTTCTTCAATAAGAGCATACATCTTATAACCGTGATTCTTTGAATATTCCTTAATCATATCACGAAATTCTTTTCGTATTTTAATATTTACAAATTTGTTTTCCATATAAATAAGTATAATATACATACTTTTTAATTCTTTTTTAACCACTTTATTCAAATAATTTGTTTAACTAATATTTATTGTATATTAGGAGAACTAAAAATATGGGTGTTCTTGCTCGTAGATTAATAAAACAAGACCTAGATAAAGTTGAAGTATTCTTAGATGATATACAAAATGAGTATATAAAAGTAATAGATATGCCTGATACCTTTACACAGGGTAGGGCTGCATTTAAAATACTTGGTTCTGATTTTTTAAAACCAAATGTTCCTCTTAAAATAGAAATTTTAGATAACAATGGTAATACAGTTTATAATCAACCAATAAAATATCTATATGAAGATGATGGATATGGTGGTTCACAACCAACTGTTCCATTTACCTATGTTAGTGTAGAAGTATACGGCCCGCCAGTAAATATTGGTGGAGCTGCACAATTAGTTATATTAGCTGAATTAGATAATACTAAAATTGATGTACCACAAGAATTTATTGGAAGGTATAATGTAAAATATACAAAAACAATAAATATAGACTCTTCGGCAACAGTAAATACAGCACCTATTTTATTTTACAGACAACCAAAAGTAGTTGCTCAAGAATTAGTAAAAAAAGCATTACTATCACCTGGAACAAACACACAAATAACAACAACAATAACAGGTAGTGGTATTTTTGGTGTACCATTAAATCCAGGTCAAAGATATTATCCAGATGCGTCCACAACAAACGAACAAGGTGAAGAAGAAACAGATGAGAGTATAGTAATAGATACTACACGAGACACACAAAGAGACGCAATACCAGGAGAAATTGCAGAGGAAGTAAAAGCAATTCAAAATTTACATAAGTATTTAACAGGTGAAGTTAAAGCTCCCGCTTTTTTTAACAAGACAGCAATAAAAGAAAATAGAGGTTCACCAGACCCACCCGTATATAAATTATTCGCAACAGGTTCAGATACTTTTAATTCTAAAATGGTTGGTGCAAAAATAAAAATACCAAAAGAAAGTATAATAGTATTCAGACCAGAAGAATTTATTACTGAAGACCCAAAAGGTGAGATTCCAAGTACACTTGATTTACCAGGTGGTTCTGCAGAATTAGAAGAAGGTGAAGTAGGAATAACTATAACTGATTATACAGCTTCAATACAAAGTGTTGTATCCGATAAAGAAGTACACGTAGATAAACCATTTTATTTTAAATATGCACCATCAATGGCCGGTAATCAAAATGATCCACCTACTAAATATTATGTGGCACCTTTTGGTAATCATCCATATGTACCTCAATCTGTACCAGGTTCACCACGTGCAGATTTTACATCTTCATTTCAAGATATTGTATCTGTTACATCATCATTTCAATTTGATTCATTTGTTGATATGACTATTAAAAGAGCTAGAACTTTTAGTGGTGATGTATATAGGTTAAAAGTTTCAGGTGGTAGTCAAACTCGTGTTAGTGAGTTTCCTGTTTTATTAGATACAATTTTAGAATCACCAGAATTATTAGTAGATACAACATCACCATCAGGTGTATTAAGGTCAGGATATTTTCAATCCCAAGCTCACACTAACAAATATTGGGATAGTGGCTCAAATGTAACGGTTACATATCAAAACAATCCTTTTGTAGATTCAATTCATTTGTCAGGTAGTTATAGTCAACACAATCAAAACGCTAGATTTAATGTAGATTCAACTTATAAATTTACTGTAGATAGAGATGTTATTTATACATTAAGTATGAAAGTAAAGGGTAAAAAAGGCCCAAAAATACAATCTGATGGAGTTGTTAAAAGAATTGCAAAATTATTCTTTCATTTATCAGGTTCTAACATTGCAATTGACCAAAATGCAAAATATAATGATTCTCAAAATTATGGTGCAACCATAACAGACGAATCTGGTAATATAGTTGGTTTACAATTAAAACCATCTGATGAAGATGAAAAGAATTTTGACATAGTAAGTCATACATTTAAAGCACCACTAAAGACAAATGAATCAACAAACACAGATACAGTATTTCAAATTAGAGTTGATGCTGGAGAATGGGATATAAAAAGTATATCATTGAGACCAGCAATGGATACTGGTTTTTCACCAGACCAAGTAAAAGTTAGAGTTCCAATACCAACTGGTACTTTAAGACCTGATAAATTTACTTTTTTGTTACAATATTATGATGTTAATAATACTGAATCAGAAACTTTTACAGTTTTAAGAGATGTAGAACTATCAGGTTCTGCTTTAATGATAGATGGTGAAGATAATTTGTTAGCTGGTTCTTTGTTTATAGGTGATGTACAAGGAAGTGGAATAGAAATGAAAGGTGGCTCTGCTTTTATCAGAGCTGTAGGTTATCAAGGATTTAAAAGTGCATCAGCTGGACAAGGTGGTGGATTTCTTATGTGGTCAGGTTCTGTAAAACCTGGTGGTGAGACACAAGACAATTATACAGGTGCTGGGTTAGAAATACACGATGGTAATACTGGTGCAAACGAATCATTTTTTAAGTTTAGAACCATAGATGCAGACAATAATTATAGTTCATCTTTTGATGTAAAAACTTCAAGGTTTTTCTTTGGTAATCAGTCGTCTTCATTTGTAAGTGGTTCAAATGGTAATATAGAAATAAGTGCAAGTAATCTTCACTTAACAAGACAAGGTAATATAACTGCATCAAACTTTTTAATGGAAAGTGGTGTAATATCAGATGATGTTCAAGTTTTGGGAACAGTTGCTGCTAATCAAATTTTAACACCTGCAAATATAGGTGGTACTACTTCTACTGTTTTAAATGCATCTTCTTCAATAAAATCTGATGGACTTGCAAGATTTGCTTCTGCATCTATTGGTGGATTCCAAGTATCACCAAGTAAAATAAGGTCTTCTAATAATAATCTAATATTATCATCAAGTGGTGATATAACTGGTTCACAAGTATTATTTACAGGTGGTAAAATTGGTGGATTTACAATAGGTAATAGTACAATTAGTAGTAGTAATTTAATACTTGAAGATAGAGGTACAATAAGGTCAAAGGATTATGACCCCCGTACAACTGGTTGGATTATATCATCATTAGGAAATGGTTTTGCTGAATTTGAAAATGTAAATGTTCGTGGTACACTCGCAACAACTGTTTTTGAAAAAGAACAAGTCAATGTTGTAGGTGGTCAACTATGGGTAGCTAACGCTACAACAGTTAGTGCTTCAGTACCAGCGACATCTTCTATTATACATTGTGATAATGTAAGTGCTTTTGAAAGAGGTGAAATATTATTTGCTAAAAAAGTAAATGCTACTGGATTTACAAAAGAGTTTATGAGAGTACATACTTCAAGTAGAAAGGATTTAGCATCTGATAATGACCAATCAGGTTTTCTTGTGGTAACTCGTAGTCTTGGTAATGCTACAACTGTGTCTGGTTCAAGAACAAAAATAACAGAAATAAGAACACAACCAAATGCTACACAAACAGATATAGCTGTAGATTCAAATACTGGATTTGCTCTTAATGGTAGATTGATAATGGTTGATACGGAAATAATGAAAATTACTGGGTCTACAAGTAATAACATAATACACGTATTAAGAGGTGTTGATGGTACACCTCAAACTTCACACGCAGTGGATGCTGATGTAAATCAGTTGTCTTTTGAAGCTTCTATTTTAGGTGGATTGGTATCACCAGCTGTTGAATATAATCCTGGACAAACACTTGTATCTACTGGTAAATTTATGGGTGGTACAAAAAATAACACCACAGGTAGTGGTTGGATAGAAATGAATGCAAATCCTAATTATGGAGCAACACCTTATATAGATTTTAAAGAAAGAACTGGTAGTGATATTTACGATTATAAGCTTAGAACTCGCATAGGAGATTTAAGTGGACTTCCAGATTCTGCATTAGGTGATTCAGTTGGGATAACAAGAACTCCAGGTTTTGGTTTAGCAGCTGAAAACGTATTCTTATCAGGACAGATAAAAGCTAGCAGTGGTTCTATTGGTGGCATTAAGATGGAAAATAATAAGTTATTTAATGGAGTTGGAACTTACGGTAATTCTAATACACCATTTTATATAGATAGTGCTAGTAATTTTTCTTTAGGTAATAAATTTTCTTGGGATGGAAGTAATCTAGCTTTAGAAGGTTCTATAACAATGACTGCCGCTTTAAGAAATCAAATTAGTGGTTCGTCAAATGACAAAGAGGAGAGAAGTATAGCAAGGGGTGCTGGAGCAACTGCATCGGCATCTTTAGCTGATACAAAAGCTTCAAATAGAGCAGCTGGAGCAACTGCATCGGCATCTTTAGCTGATACTAAAGCTTCAAATAGAGCAGCTGGAGCGACTGCATCTGCATCTTTAGCTGATACAAAAGCTTCTCTTAGGGGAGCTGGAGCATCTGCTTCTGCTAGTGCTGCACAAACAAATGCAATAAATACAGCCGCAAGTGATGCTACAACTAAAGCTAATGCAGCATCAGCATTGGCCAATACAGCTCAAGCTGCTATTGACGCAATGGAAACACAAGTCGTATTAGATTCTGACGGACTAACTATAAGAGCTGAAGATGGTGACCCTGATTTAGTAACTTTAGGAACGGAACTAACATTTTTTAATGGAGTAGGTGATGCATCTGCTGATAGAAGATTAGTACTAAATTCAACTGGAGTTACTATATTTGGTGGCCCAGCTTCTGGTAATGATTTTATGACCTTAGCAGCTGGTAGTATCATTATGAAAAGTAACAATCTTAAAAAGTTTGAGATGGGAGATAGTGGTGCATTTCTTTATGGAGCTGCAGAAGACGACTATGTTAATGTAAAAAGTGATGAAGTTGATGTCGTTGCGGCAAACACAACACGAGCTACATTTGGAGCAACTACAACAATCGGTAACACTTCAAATGAACACGTTAAGTTGACAGCGTCTTCATTGGAATTAAAAGATTCTACTACGGTTCTTGCCTCATATGGTTCAACAACTACTATTGGTGTTACGACTGGTAATCACGTTTCAATAACTAGCAACACACTAAAATTAAAAAATGGTAGTACTGAGATTATATCTTTAGCTGAAGGTGAAGTTACTGTTAGTGGTAGTATTCTTGAAAGAACAAGATTGTTTGGTAGTGGAATAGATGCTACAATAATTCTAAGTGATGATAATGGTGGTAGTTCAACTTTTAATGAGAGTAGTTATGGTGTTGATGGTGCTGATGGTGTTAGAGTATTATTAAATGGCCCTGAAAATAATGATGGAAAACGAGAATCTACTCAACATTGGCATATGAAAAATGATATTTATTGTCAGAATTTTACCCTTAATAGTCCTTGTACTCTTTTTACTAATGGATTTAGACTTTTTGTTAAAGATACATTAACCATTGCTAGTGGTGCGACAATTTCTAATGATGGATTTGATGCATCAGGAGGACAAGGTGGTGAAGGTGGAGGCCCTGTTGGTGGAGGAGGAAACTTATCTGCAGGTTCAGATGGAACACAAGGCGGTGGTGGTGGAAGTGGTGCCGGTGGTCAAGGTGCTCAAGATGGTGGTCAAGGTGGAGGCGGAGGAGGCGGAGGTGGTTTCGTATTTATTTCCGCACGAACAATTGCAAATTCAGGAACAATTCAATCCAAAGGTGGAGAAGGTGGAGATGGTCAGGAACCAGGTTCTTAATATGAAATATTTAATAATTAATCGAGAGGAGTTATAATATGGCAACAGTAGGAGCCGGCGGTGCAGCTGGTGGTGCAGTTGGTGGAACACGCGCAGTAACAAGAATAGAAGTAATAGACCCACACGTATTAATAATGATGCGTGATGTTATGAATACAGCTGAAACCGCACCTCGTTTAAAAGTCTCGGGAGCCGCAGCAGGTGGAGGAGGCGGAGGTGGTGGTGCAGGTTCTGGTGCAGGAACAGCTCAAGCTGGAACACAACCAACCACTGCAACAATATCTCCTGTAATCAATAGTTCTGCTGGTCAGTCTGGTGGAGCTGGTGGCCAAGGACAAGGAACAACTGGTGGTGGTGGAGGCGGAGGAGCCGGCGGAAACGGTGGAGTTGTTGTTATAATTACGACAACATCAGCTACTCAATCAGGAGATAGAGGAACTGTAACCACAACACACGGAGCTGGTGGTTCAGGTGATGGTGCTGGTTCAGGTGGAGCAGCTGGTGGTGAAGGAGCTAATGGAACGTTAAAACATATTATAGTTTAAAAATATATTATAGTTTTTACAAATTTTTCAAACTATTTATAATATAGGGTTATAATAATGAATAAAAAAGAATACGTTATACATCAAAAACCAATACCATATATGTTGGTTAAAAATTACTTTTCTGAAGATGATATAGAGCATATGTTTAGAGAGTTAAAATTTTTAACACCTAAGATGGAATTTCAAGATGGAACAAATTTACCAACTAAAGACCATAAGAAAAATGTTCAAATTAATTTAGATAAGTTATATGAAAATAGGGATACTTCAAATATATTGAATGTAATGAACAAAATATATAACGATGGTGAATTAATAAGTAATTTAGAAATTGCAAGTTGGTTTTATGAAGTATGGGGATATACAAATAATGATAATACTTTTGTAGCATATTATGAAAATACAGATTATTACAAAACACACAGAGACATTGCTGTAATATCAATGATGTATTGGTTATGGGAAGAACCCAAATCATTTACAGGTGGTAATCTTCATCTTACTGATTATGATATTGAAATACCAATTGAAAGAAATCAATTGATGATTATGCCATCAAGCACACGTCACGCAGTTGACCCAGTTAAAATGATAAAACAAACCGATAAACTTTCTGGAATGGGAAGATATTGTATAGTAAGGTTTTTAAAATTAAAATAAATGATTAATCAAAAAATTATAAAAATATTATCAAATGGTTTACAGGAAAAAACAACTAAAGAAATTAATAATTTTTTACTTAGTAGAGATTTACCCTGGTATTTTTCACAAACATCTTTTGATGATGGTTCTAATTACGTTGATAATGCAAATTCACCCACTTTTTGGATAAGTGAATTTAATTTATTAGAAAATAAAATTATTTCTAATTTATGGAATGAAATTTACACAACACTTCAATCACAACAAATAATTGACAATCAAAATATAGAAGTACTAAGAGTATATGCTAATGGTCAAACGTATGGACTTGATGGTACTATACATAAAGATGAAAGTAAACCTGGTCATTATACAGTTTTATATTATGCAGTTAATGATACTTGGGATACAAATTGGCACGGAGAAACTCTATTCTATGATGACAATGAGGAACAAGTCATAGCAGTTTGTAAACCAAAAAGAAATAGTTTTGTTTTCTTTGACTCAAGAATACCTCACGTTGGTATGTCACCAAGTAAACAATATAATGGTTTACGAGTTACACTTGCTTTTAAGTTAAGAGTTAGTTGAAATAATTCTAAACTGATATTTATATATGAGTATATACGAAATTCTCAAACAAATTATTAATATATTAGGGAGTAAACCTATGAAAAGTGATAAAACTTTAACCACATTTGATGAGATAATTCAAATCACACTTGACCACGAAGGTGGTTATGTTCACGACCCAAAAGATTTAGGTGGTGAAACTAATTTTGGTATAGCAAAACGATTCTATCCTGACGTAGACATTAAGAACCTTACAGAAGAAGGTGCTAAAGAAATCTATAAAAGAGATTATTGGGATAAGAATAAGGTAGATGAATTAACTGATGATTTAAAACATATCTTTTTTGATATGTGTGTGAATCAAGGTAGAGGAACTGCAGTTAAGATTCTACAGAGAGCAATCAATGGTAAAGGTGGTGATTTAAAAGTTGACGGTGGATTCGGGCCTGGTACAAAAGGTGCGTTAGAAAAATATAAACCATCTACAGATAGAGTTCGTTGCTATAGATTAAAACACTATTACGATTTAGTTAATAAAAAACCAGAACAAGAGAGATTTATTTACGGTTGGTATAAAAGAGCCTTGTCTGTATAATGAACAAATTAACCAAATGGTTAACTAAACCTTTTTTAGAAGAGGATATCAAACTACCAGTAAAGGTTGGTGATACTATTCTTGTTGGTAAATTCAAAAACAAGAAAATGATTGTCAAAGATATTGGTAAAGACCAACACGGTATGCCAACTATCAATGGTAGAAAAGCAACTACATTCAGAATCCCTAAAAAAGACGACACAAAAATAATCAACAGTAAAAAAAGACCAAATGTTACAGAGGGTGTAAACGATCCTGGCATATTTAAAGCAGTTTTTTTAGCTGGTGGGCCAGGTAGTGGTAAAACTTATGTTGCTAAACAACTATTTGGAATACCTGAAAGATATAATATCAGTATGAGTGGTTTGAAGATGGTAAACTCAGATAAAGAGTTAAAGTTTCTTCTAAACAAGTTTGGATTTGGTACAGATTTAGATAAGATGCCAGATGAGTTATTTAGTCAACTTACAAATCCAAAAGATAAAGATTATAGTGGGTTAAGAACATATAGTAAAGAACTTACTGCTCAAAGAATGAAACAATATCAGTCTGGTAAGTTGGGTATGATTATTGATGGTACTGGTCACGACTTCGGTAAACTTGCTAAAATGAAAAGAGAACTTGAAGAAGATGGTTATGATACATATATGGTATTTGTCAATACATCCTTAGAAGTTGCACAACAAAGAAATCAAGAACGAGATAGAATTTTACCACCAAAGTTATTAGAAAAAAGTTGGAAAGACGTACAGAAAAATTTAGGTAAATTTCAAAATCTTTTCAAACAAAACTTTTTAATTGTTGATAATTCTAAATTTTTAAAACCTAAAGACGCTGAAAGAAAGTTTGCATCCTTAGTTAGAAAAGGTATAACTAAATTTGTTAGTAAACCAATAAAAAATAAACTAGCTAAACGTTGGATAAAAAAACAACAAATATTAAAAAAACAAGGACTTTCAGAAGCACCAAGAGTTCCAAGAAAAAAAGGACAACACAGAGGTTCTAAATCCCATTCAGATTTATACACAGATGAGAATCCAAAAGGTACAATAAAAGGATTGAAGTTTGCTACAGTAAAAGATGCTCAGGCTTCTGTAAGTAAAATAAAAAATAGTGGTAAGTCTCACGCACACAAAATACAAGCGGCCGTCGCTATGGAACAACGAGCTAAAGAAATGGGTAAAGCATCTCAAGCCGCAGTATATAGAGCTTTCATCAATAAAATGAAAAAGAAAACTAAGAAGAAGAATGAAATCACTATAGCTTCACCGAGTCGTAAAGGTGTTGAGAAGATGAAGAAAAAAGGTAACACTTCAGTTCCTTATGGTAGTGGTTATAAAAAAGTTAATGAAGCTTTTGCAGTCAGAGGTAATAAAGTAGAGAAGTTTATAACTGGTAAGAATCTTACACATAAGGGTAGAAAATATAAAGAGATAGAATTTGAAACTATTAAAGTTGATAATCCTAAAAAAATGGTTACATTAAGAATCTTAGCACCTAAAAATTTATTTGGTCAAGAAGTACCTGTAAGATTTCAAACACTTCGAAGAGGCCCTTTTCTAAAAACAGATACAGGTAAAAAAGCTAATGAAATTTTTCCAAAAGGAGCTGGTCGTAAGATAAGTAAAGCTCTTCAAAAAAAATCACCTACAATCAAAAAAGTTGTAGGTATCTATGGTGGAAGATTTCAACCATTTGGCCCTCATCACAAAAAAACTTATGAGTGGTTAAAGAAAAGAGTAGATGACGCTTACATCACTACATCTAATATAAAACAACCACCAAGACATCCAATGAACTTTAAAGAAAAAGTTCGTCATATGACAAAAATGGGTATACCTAAAAATCGTATCATAGAAGAGAGGTCACCCTATGTAGCAAAAAATGTATTAAAGAAATATGACAAAGATACTACAGCAGTTGTTTATATATTTGGAGCTAAAGACGCTGGTAGATTAAAAGGTGGTAAATACTTTCAAGATTATATGAAGAACAAAAACAAGATGAGTGGATATGAGGATAATGGATATGTTCTTACAGCACCTCACGTATCAATCAAAGTAGCTGGTAATGAAGTTAGTGGTACGGTAATGAGACAATTACTTGGTTCACCTAATTATGAAGAAGATAGAGAAAAGTTATTTAAAAAAGCTTTTGGATACTTTGATAAAGGTATCTATAATATGATGACTAATAAATTTAAAAAATTATTTGAATCTATAGATGAGTTTTTAATCAATAATGATATAAAGAAACTTATTAAAGAAGTTAACACAACAGCGTTATCACCAACCGATGATGGGCCACCAACATTTTATAAAGGGTTTGATGATTATAAAAAATTCTCTAAAATATGGATAGACGATATGTACGCTGGAACTGGTTGGGAAGTACTACAATATATTTTAGGAAAGGGTGCGATTAATCCTGATTATGACTACACTCTTAAATATAATACAGTTCCTGCAGTCGCATATGGTAAAAAACAATCTGGTGATTATGGTACTAGATTTGGAGTTACAAGTCCAATTGATTCATATAAAGACTACATAGAGAACACAGTTTTACATAATTTGGGTTATAAAATATTAAAATGGATGGGTATAACACCTGATGGTAAAAATTATACAGGTGTAGAAGTAGAAACTCCAGTATTACCTGGTATCGGTGTAGACAATGTGGGAAATACTGAATTAGATAAATTAGACTTAAAAGAGAGAATTAATTTAGATGAAGAAATAAAACTTATCATAGAGGGTGGAGCATACGGACATATGAATCATCCGTTTGACGATAAAAATATTACATTTTCGGATTTAAAACAGATAATTATTAATGGACTCGGTGGTAAATTAAACCGAGAGGATGGAGTTACAGAGAAACTTGATGGTCAAAACTTAATGGTTTCTTGGGTAAAAGGTAAACTGGTAACAGCTCGAAACAAAGGCCAGTTGAAAAATTTTGGAGCAACGGCAATGGACACAGCAGGTGTTGCTTCTAAGTTTGCAGGTAGAGGTGATATTAAAGATGCTTTTGTTTTTGCAATGAAAGATTTAAGTAAATCTATAGGTTCTTTATCTGATTCACAAAAAGAAAAAATATTTGGTAATGGAAAACGTTGGATGAACTTAGAAGTTATGTATCCTAAATCTGTAAATGTGGTAGATTATGATAAAGCACAAATAGTATTTCACGGAACATTAGAGTACGATGAAAGTGCTAAAGCAATAGGTCAACCTAAAGATTCAGCTCGTATGTTAGCTGGTATGATTAAACAAGTAAATCAAAATGTACAAAAAAATTATACGATTGGTAAACCACAATTTTTACAAGTATCAAAAGTACAAGATTTTGGTAAAAAGAAAAAAGTATATTTAAATAGATTAAAAAAATTACAAAACCAATTTAAGTTAAAAGATAATGATACACTATCTAAGTATCATCAATCATTTTGGGAAGAGTTTATTTTTAATGCGTCTAAACAATATAAATATAAAATACCAAATAAAGTTTTAGTTGATTTAACTAAGAGATGGGCGTTTTTTGATAAGTCATATAAAATTCCAACAATACGAAAAAATATAGATAATGAAAAGTTTTTAGATTGGGTATTATCATTTGATAAAAATGACCATCAAAAATGGGTAAAGCAAAATATGAAACCATTTGAAGTATTATTCTTTGACGTTGGTGCTGAGATATTAAAAAACATTAGTGGTTACCTAGCTGCATCACCTGATAAAGCTGTACAGAAAATAAGAAAAGATGTAATTAATGCAATCAAAACAGTTAAGAGTGGTGGTGATATAAAAAAGATACAAACATTAAAGTTACAATTAGATAAGTTAAATAAGATTGGTGGATTATCAGCAATAGTTCCATCAGAAGGAATTGTATTTAAGTACAAAGGTAAAACATATAAATTTACTGGTGCTTTTGCTCCAGTTAATCAAATATTAGGTTTATTAAATTTTTAGGAGTTATAATGGCTAGAAGTAAAGAAAATGTAAGAGAGAATAAAGCAATGCAATCTATCTTACGAGGTGAAAATCCTGAAAAAAGAATTATGGTTGGATATGATACCAATAAGAAACCAAGTGGTGACCAAATTGATAGACTATCTGATATTATGAAAGAAGCTAGAATGCCTTGGTTTTGCCCATCTTGTAAAAAAGTGATGAAAAAAAGATTAGACAATAAAACTTGGGCTGTACATAATCATTGTTTTAATTGTCAAGTAGAATTTGAGAATAGATTAAGAATTGATGGTAAGTATGATGAATGGAAAGATAATAAAATAAAAGAAAATAAATTATCTTGGATAAAAGAACAAAAACAAAAATTAGTAGAATTTGCAGAACAAAAAACACCAGAGTATCTTTTACAAAACAGACCTGATGGTTATTCAGTAGATAAAGAAAAGTGGTCTTTAAATAGTAAAGAATTAAAAGAAAAAGCAAAAGAGGCTTTAGAATACTTAGATAAATTAGAAGAATCTTTAAGTTGATATATTTATTTAATGGTAAGAGACAGCAAAATATACATAATTTCTGGTAGAAATATAAGAAAAATTATTTCTTTATTAAATGAACTACGTATTGTAGCCATTGAATATTCTCATTTAAAAGATGAAGATTCTACAGAGGTTGAAGAAATATATGAAGATTTAATATCAAATATTCTTAAATCTGATTCTTTTGAAGATATTGAATTTGAAGATTTAATAGGTGAATACACCTTTGATAAAATGTTAAAAAATGTTGGATTAACAACAAACAGGAGAAAATAGATGGCAACTATAAAAGCTGGTTCTGTAGGTAGAACCGATATATCTAGTCGCAGTGGTTCTATAGATCGTAGAGACAACGCTGAATTTAAAAGTGTTGTTATTGTTAGTGGAAGTGCAGGTGGCGCTCAAATAGATTATTACGCTACAGGTTCACAAGCTGGCTCTAAAGGATTTATAGTAGAGGTGGCTGGAAATACAGTAATAACACCAATTAAAGGTGGAAGTATTACTGCAGGAAATATTACTGCAAAAGAACTTTATCCAATTGGAGTTCAAAGAGTTAGTGGGAGTGGAAGAGTAGCAGTAGTATATTAGTATGGAACGTAATACACAAGGACAACTTAAAGACGTAATTAAACAAGAGTATGTAAAGTGTGCTGCTGACCCAGTATACTTTTTAAAAAAATATTGTTTGATACAACATCCGATAGAGGGAAAAATACCATTTCATCTTTATCCTTTTCAAGAAAAAACAGTTGAGGATTTTGTACAGAGCAGATTTAATATTATTTTAAAGGCACGTCAATTAGGTATATCTACATTAACCGCTGGATATTCTTTATGGATGATGACGTTTCATCAAGATAAAAATATATTAGTAATTGCTACAAAACAAGAAGTAGCAAAAAACTTGGTAACGAAAGTTCGTGTTATGCACGCAAATCTTCCAAGTTGGTTAAAACAAAAATGTGTTGAAGATAACAAATTAAGTTTGAGATATAAAAATGGTTCTCAAATAAAAGCTGTATCGAGTGGTGAGGACGCAGGTCGTTCAGAAGCTCTGTCTTTATTGATACTTGATGAGGCAGCGTTTATCGATAAGATTGATGGTATATGGGCTGCAGCATCACAGACGTTATCAACTGGTGGACAATGTATTGCACTTTCTACACCGAATGGTGTAGGTAATTGGTTTCACAAAACTTGGATGGATGCTGAAGACCATTTAAATGATTTTAATTTTATTAAACTTCATTGGACTGTACATCCAGATAGAGAACAAGATTGGAGAGATGAACAAGATGCTTTATTAGGGCCTTCGTTAGCTGCTCAAGAATGTGATTGTGACTTTATAACCTCTGGTCAATCAGTAGTTGATGGTATTATTTTAGAAGAATATAGAACTACACAAGTTAAAGAACCAATGGAAAAACGTGGTATTGATTCAAATGTTTGGATATGGGAGCCACCAAACTACACAAAAGATTATGTGGTATGTGCTGACGTGAGTAGAGGTGATTCAACAGACTATTCTGCATTTCATATTTTAGATGTAGAAAGTTTAGAGCAAGTAGCAGAATATAAAGGTAGAATGTCTACGAGAGATTATGGTAATCTGTTAGTTAATATGGCTACTGAATATAATAATGCATTACTTGTTATTGAGAATAATAACATTGGTTGGGCTACAATCCAACAAGTGATTGATAGGGAATATGAAAACCTATTTTATATGAGTAAAGATTTACAAGTGGTAGATGTTCATAGACAGATTAATAATAAAATTAATAGAGCTGAAAAACAACTTGTACCAGGATTTACAATAACTTCTAAGACAAGACCATTAGTTGTGTCTAAATTAGAAGAATTTTTTAGAGAAAAATTAGTAACAGTTCATTCACAGAGATTAATAGATGAATTGTTTGTATTTATATATAATGGTAGTAGGGCAGAAGCAATGAGTGGATATAATGATGACTTGGTAATGTCTTACGCTATGGGATTATGGATACGAGAAACAGCTCTGAGATTAAGAGCTGAAGGTGTAGAATTACAAAAAAAAGCAATGAGTAGTATAACATCTAATCAAGGTGTATATACTCCAAAAAATAACCAAAATGATTCTTGGACTATGGAAATAGGTAAAAAACAAGAGGATTTAACTTGGTTAATTAAGTGAGGTAAAAAATGGCTGACACAAGTCTATTTGGTAGATTACAAAGATTATTTTCTACCAACGTAATAGTAAGAAATGTAGGTGGTAAACGATTAAAAGTTGCCGATACAAGTCGTACACAATCAATATCAAAAAATAATCTAGTTGATAGATATCAAAAAATATTTACTGGTGCAGGATTAAGTGGATACTCAGATTCACTATTAACAAAATCAGTAAGATTAAATCTATTTAAAGATTATGAAGCTATGGATAGTGACGCTATAATTTCTTCTGCACTTGACATATATTCAGATGAGTCTACTATGAAATCAGAATATGGTGAAGTATTACAAATTAAATCTGATAACGATCAAATAAAACAAATACTACATAACTTATTTTATGATATATTAAATATTGAATTTAATTTATGGCCTTGGATTCGTAATATGTGTAAGTATGGTGATTTCTTTTTGAAATTAGATATAAATGAAAAATATGGTATTACAAATGTTGTACCTATGTCTGTATATGACGTTTCAAGATTAGAAGGTTTAGACCCTGAAAATCCAGAGTATGTAAAATTTTTAATTGAATCAACAACAAGTGAACATAGATATAAATCAGAACGTTCTTCAACAAGAGAAGAGTTAGAAAACTATGAAGTTGCTCACTTTAGATTATTATCTGATTCTAATTATTTACCATATGGTAAATCACAAGTTGAAGGTGCACGTAAAATTTATAAACAATTAACTCTTATGGAAGACGCTATGTTAATTCATAGAATTATGAGGGCGCCAGAAAAAAGAGTATTTAAATTAGACATCGGTAACATTCCACCAAATGAAGTTGACAATTATATGCAACAAGTTATTAATAAAATGAAAAAAGCACCAGTTGTAGATGAAACTACAGGTGATTATAACTTAAAATATAATATGCAAAACATAACTGAAGATTTCTTCTTACCAGTTCGTGGTGGAGATAGTGGAACTAATATTGACTCTCTTCCAGGTTTGACTTATGAAGCAACTGAAGATATTGAGTATTTAAAAAATAAACTATTATCAGCTTTAAGAATACCTAAAGCTTTCTTAGGTTTTGAAGAACAAATTGGTTCAAAGGCGACATTGGCAGCAGAGGATGTAAGGTTTGCAAGAACTATCGAAAGAATACAAAGAATCACAATATCAGAGTTAACTAAAATTGCTATTGTTCATTTATATGCTCAAGGATATCAAGATTCAGATTTAGTTGATTTTGAATTAGGTTTAACAAATCCATCTACAATTTATGAACAAGAGAAGATTGAATTGTGGAATAATAAAACACAATTAGCATCTTCAATGTTACAAGATGGATTAGTATCTTCAGAGTGGATTTATAAAAATATATTTGGATTCACACAAGAACAAATTAAAAATGAAGATGATGGTATTGTTTTTGATTATAAAAATAAATTCAGACGACAACAGATAGAAAATGAGGGTAATGACCCAGCTAAAAGTGGAGAATCTCAAGGAACACCATCAGATATGGCTATGGGTAGGTCAGGTCACGAGTTGGATGACAAAGGTGGAGCACCAGAAGGTGGATTTGAAGGAGCTGGTAGACCAAAAGAAGCTAATAAGTATGGTAAAGATAGTGGTGCAAGAGGTAGAGACCCACTTGGAGCTCACGATAAGAAAAAAGGTGGTAGTGGAGCTCCTAAATATGGTAAACCATTAGCTCTATCACACTATGATAAATTAAAAAAATCAATGAAATTTGGTAATACTGACGCAAAAATTATCAATGAAGCATCTGAAGTTGAAGAAGTATACAAGAATGAGGTAACTTCTTTAACCAAAGATAAATCAAATGACTAATTATTGTTTAACTTTATATTTATTTATGAGTAAATATAATTAAATATTGGAGTATTTTGTAATGGCTCGAAAATTAAAGCATTCTAAAATAAAGAATACAAGTATTCTTTTTGAATTATTGACAAGGCAGATAACAGCAGATGTATTAGCCGGAAAAAGTACTAAATCAGTTAAAATTGTAAAAAAATATTTTAACGAAGATACAGAATTGGGTAAAGAACTACAATTATATCGTCTACTTTCAGAAAAACACTATGAATCTGAAAATCGTGCAAATGATTTAGTAAATATTGTATTAAAATCAAGAAAAAAATTAAGTAATTCTAAATTACGTAATGAAAAATACAACTTAATTAAAGAAATTAAAGAAAATTATAATTCTGATGACTTTTTTAATGGTCGTATTTCTAATTATAAACTTTTAGCCTCTATCTATAATACATTTCAAGCAGAAACTGTAGATGAAACGTTTAATCCAGAACAAACTGTTAATGCTAAGTTTACTATTTTAGAACATATTACAAGTAAAAAAATTAGTTCTAAAGAAGCTAAAGCTCACGTATTAAAGGAGTATAATAAAAAAGATAAAGATTTGAGATTGCTTGCATATCAAATACTCGTTGATAAGTTTAATAAAAAATATAAAACACTTAATGAATCACAAAGAAACTTACTTAAACATTATATTAATAATGTTAGTAACACAAATTCTCTAAGAGAGTTTGTTGATGTTGAATCATCTAAGATTAAAAAAGAATTAAAAAAACATTTACCAAAGGTTAATGATACTATTACTAAAATAAAATTAACAGAAGCTGTTAATCAAATGGATAATATGACAACAGGTAAAATAGTTAATGAAAAACAAGTTCTAACACTAATGAGATATTATGAATTAGTTAAGGAGATAAAAAATGTCCACAACTCTTAAAAAATTAGAAGCTTTAGTAAGAGAATTAATTAAAAAAGAATTAGAAGAAGTATCTGTAACAGGTAATCTTGATGGTGGAGCTGGGCCTCCAAAAACACCATATGCTTTTAGTGGTAAACGTAAAAAGGATAAAGACAAAGAAAAGAAAATAGCCAAACAGAGTGGTTATAGTATGTCTGAAGCTAAATTTCACGTAAAAGTAGGAGATTTAGGTAGTGTTTTAGTTGATGCTACTGGTAAAGGTGAAGCTAAAATGATAGTCGCTAAAAAACTAAAAGGTGGTATTAAAGCTATTACAAGTGTGACCAGAGTTCAACCTGGTAAAGCAAAACAAGTTGATAAGAAACTTGAGAATGTAACTGAAGGTCACTATCATAATTACAGAAATGATGAATCTCTAACAGCAAAACAAAAAATTGGTTACTCAATGAGAGAGGTTCGAGATAAATTAAACGAGTTAGATAAACTTGTTAAAATGAATGTGAGATTGAAAAACGAAATAGGTGTTGATTCTAAAACCTATTGGAAAAACACTCACGGAGCTATGAAAAAAATTAGTGAAAGGTTAGTAAAACTAGCAAATAAAGTCGGTCAACTTTACTAATCTTATAATGAAACCATCTTGGGATAAAGATGGACTTAACTTTTTAGGTAGATTGTTAAGTCTATCCAAGTTAAAAAAACGTTGGCTCATCGAAGAAACTAAAGTTAAAGGTGAAGAACCAACAAAAGTTGAAACTATCTTTTTTATAGATAGATGGATAAAAAGACTACAAGATTTAAAAAACGAAATAATTAAAACACGGAGCTAAATGTGAAGAACTTAATAGTAGATTACTTACCATTTGAAATAAAACCAGAACAGATTAACGAATCAATGAAACAAAACAACGGTAAGTTAATTGTTCGTGGTGTGTTACAACGTGCTGAAGCTAAAAATCAAAATGGTAGAATTTATCCTCGTGAGATTTTACAACGTGAAGCTAAAAAGTACACAAAAGAATTTATATCAGAACGTAGAGCTATGGGAGAACTCGACCATCCAGAGAGTTCAGTAGTTAATCTACAAAATGTATCACATAATATTAGAGATATGCATTGGGAAGGTGATAACCTTTTAGGTGAAGTTGAGGTATTAGGCACACCAAGTGGTAATATATTAAAAGAATTATTTAAAGCGGGTATTAAGTTAGGTATCTCTTCAAGAGGTATGGGTTCAGTAGAAACTGTTAGTGAAGCTGATGGTGATTCAGTAACTCAAGTACAACCTGATTTTGAACTTATAGCTTTTGATTTTGTTTCTAATCCATCTACACACGGAGCGTTTATGCACCCAGCAGGTGTAAATGAATCTGTAGATAAAAATGTTACGATGGGTAGAACTTGTGGTGAGTATTGTAAAGTTGAATCCATAATTAATGATATTATGAGAGGTTAACATATGGCTAATTATAGAAGAATGATGGATAGGTGGAGAAGTTGGAGACTTGACGAGGAAATAGAAAATGAAACGAGCGTTCCGTTTGAAGTAATTGGAAAAAATTCAATAATGGTAAAGGGTAGAAAGCTCTCTGCAAAATTAGTCTTTAGTGGTAACGATTTGAAAGATATTGTTGAAGGTAAAAAGAAAAAAGGTAAAGTGGTGTTAGCCTCTTTAAAAATTAAATGATTAAATTAAAAAATATATTATCAGAAGCATATGTATGGGATAGAAAATTTGGTGAACCACTACCTACGTTAACATCAATCATAGAAAAATCAAAAGATTGTGGCTGTGGTGGAGGATGTTGTGAAGTTAAAGAAGGAGTAGTATCTGAGGGGCCAGATGACGTTAGAAAAGCTAAAAAAGAATTACAAAGAATTATAAAAGCTGAAGCAAAACTTCGTGAAAGAATGATGAAGTTAGAACAGATTTTTTTAGACGACCCACGAAAAGAAAATATGAAACTAGCAAAAGATATAAAAAAGTCTTATAAAGATAATGTTACTAAATTTATGAGAGACACCATTTCATACGTTAAGAAAATGAAGTAATGATTAAACTAAAAAAATTAATTAAAGAAAATGTTTGGGATAGAAAATTTGGTGAACCTCTTCCAAAGTTAAAACTTAACGAGGGTGTCTTTAAAAATGAAGACGCTGATAAGTATTTAACAGAATTAACTGAGTTGATTGGTGAACCAACATATCAAAGTGATAAAGAACACGGTTGGTATGATGTAACATTACCTGAGACATATGGTACGTATAAAATGTTAACAACTAAAGTTGATAAAGTTTACATAGTGGATGAATCAATAAAACATTCATTTCCAGCTGACCATAGAGATTTTGTTTACACCACTTATAGTGTACCTGAATGGCAACAAGACGAAGGTAAACATAACATAGATACAGAATTATTTAAACAATTTGCTGGTGTAACTGGTTCAATCATTATAGATGGTTTAAAAGGAACGGTTACCGCCAGATGTGGAGATTTAGTAGCTAACGATATTACAATAAACTTTGTATTGGATGTAGTTAGAGGAAAAGTAGAACCTACAAAAGACGAATATGCTAAACGTATATTAGGAGACAAATAAAATGGATACATATAATAAATCAGTACAACATCAATGATTTCACCACGCAACTTGGGGGTCTCCCAAGTATAAGAATGAAGGTGTAGGTGAAGTAACTTGGCATTCTCTAACAGAGGATGGTAAAGTTGAATTTTGTAATATAAAGTTTGGAAATAAAACTTACGAAAATGTGGATGTAAAACATTTAAAACCAGTTCAAATGCAAGAACACCAACATAAAAGAAGTGGTAAAGAACTAGATGATAAAAAAATTAAAAAAGATGGAAAGAATGAAGAGCTTAATTTTAAAGAACAATATAAGAGAATTGGTGGAAAGTAATGCCATCTGTCTCTAAAGCACAACAGAGATTTATGGGGCTGGTTCACGCTTACAAAAAAGGTGAAGTACCAGCTAGTAAAGTAAGTAAAGCTGTAAAGGACGCCGCAAAGTCAATGAAAAAAAAATCGACTAAAGACTTTGCTAAAACAAAACACAAAGGTCTACCTAACAAGGTAAGAAGTGAAAATATGAATGAAGACGGTCATACAGATGTAGCTTCAGTTGAGAGAAAACTCAAACTGATAATTGCAGATGCAGTAGATACCATTAAAAAACTACGTTCAATGTCTAACGATGACTCTTTGCCAAGTTGGTGGACTGATAAGATTACTTTAGCAAAAGATTATGTCAGTAAGTCTCGTGATTATATTATGAATCCAGCTGAAGGAGTAGATGAAGGTTTTGGTGGTGAGTTAAAAGGTAGAGCTAAACAAAAATTTGAAAAAGCAAGAAAAGCAAACGGTGAACAATTAGGATATACATTAACAGGTACTTCAGATATAAAAGAATCCGTAAATGAAGCTGTAGAACCAACTGGTAATATTAAAAAAGTTCTTGATGTAGCTAAAAACAAACAAGCTAAAAAGATTGGTGGTACTCTTGTAGATGGAACTACTGCAAATATGATGACTCAAGTTTGGAATAAGGTAAACGACTCAAGTAAAGAAAAAATGAATAAGATGAATACAAAACAACTTATTCGTTTAATCCTAAAACTATGGGATAGGGTGGGAACACCAAGAGTATGATTAAGTTAACAGACATATTAAATGAAAT